TAGAAATAAGAGTGTACGATATTTAATTTGTCGCATAAATCTACTATATTTGCGACAACCAATTAAATTAAATACAATGTCTAAAGAAAAAGCAAAAGGACTTACTGAAGAGGAATTCAATAAGTTAAAAGGTCTTAATGAAGCTTTTGTTACAGCTAAAAATCGCGTGGGGGATGCAGCACTTTTTTACAAAAGAAGCGTTGACGTACTTGATGTAACAGAAAATAATCTTCAGCGACTTCAAGAAGAATTAGTTGGCAAATATGGAGAAGTATCCATTGATGCTACTACTGGTGAATTCAAATGATCCGAAAGATATCTATAGGAAACGATTTGCTTAATGCTATGCATTATGTAGTTGGTCAGGCTGTGCTTGACAAAAGCTATACTATAGAAGCAATAAGATATGAAGATGTACATCTTGTTATTTGGATTAAAAAGAATGACGAGATATTAAGATGGAAGTCTTTAAATGCAAATGTTCCTATTACAATAGAATACAAAATAGATTTCTGATGCAATCGCCATATTGCTTTATCATAGAGCCATTAAAAAGCAAGAGATACAGCAACACAAAAGAGTTTGATGGACATGAGTTAATTGTGTCAGCATCAAAAGAAGACCATACTACTACTAATAGAGAGGCGGTCGTATTAGGCGTGCCGCTTTACTACAATGGACCAATAGAGCCTGGAGATGTAGTGATAGTTCATCACAATGTCTTTAGGCTTTATTATGACATGAAAGGAAGAGAAAAAAGTTCATGGTCATTTCTTAGAGACAATACGTTTATGATTACATCTGAGGAGTTGTTTCTTTACAAAAAACCAAACGGCAAGTGGTGTGCTCCTGCACCATATTGTTTTGTTGAACCAATAAAAGCAAAAGACAAAGATATACTATCTTCAGAAGTTAATGAAGCTTTGTTTGGAACTATGGTATATAAGAATAACGACCAAGAAAACGTCCAAGAAGGCGACCAAGTGGTATTTAGTCCTGAAACGGAGTATGAATTCAGAGTTGATGAAAGACTTTTATATCGAATGAGAACACAGAATATATGTCTGGTAAGCGACAAGAAATATTAAGTGCAGCAATGAAAGCCATAGATGAATTGATAGGAGTGCTTAGAGATCCTATTACATCTAATTCTGAGGATGCTTTATCTGCTGACAAGATGAAGAATGCTGCGGCTGCAAAAAGACTTGCATTTGACGATGCTCTGTATATGCTTGAGAGAGTTGAGCAGTTAAGCAATGCTGACGACAAGTCAGCTGTAGAAGCAAAAGCTGCCGAGATTCCAGTTAGCTTTGTTGAATCAATGGCTAAAGAAAAGAAGAAATGAGTCTGTATAGCATACTTCCTGATTACATATCTAACTCCATAAAACATAGTAAGGAGTGGAAGTATGGCTATGACGAAAAATATGATATTGTAGTCATATCTAAAGACGGAACACTTGGAGATGTATATGAGATAAATGGCCTAAAGGTTGGTCTTCCGAGAGTACCAAAAAATGGTATTCCAAAAGGAGAGAATAGATGGCAACCTAAAGAGTATCCGCAAGAGTTATCTAAAATCAAAAGTATATTTGAGTGGAACGCTAAGTCTAACGAGTTTAAGGTAAAGTGGGTTGACTATATACAGTCGGAGTTTGAAAACAGAGAGAACGGGCATTGGTTCATAAATAAGGGCGTGCCTACTTATATGACGGGCAGCCACTATATGTATCTGCAGTGGTCCAAAATAGATGTCGGCCTACCTGACTTCAGGGAGTCAAACAGGATATTCTTTATATTTTGGGAAGCATGCAAAGCGGACGACAGAGCATTTGGCATGTGCTACCTAAAGAACAGACGATCTGGATTCTCGTTTATGTCATCTTCTGAGACCGCAAACATAGGAACCATATCTAAGGATGCTAAGTTGGGCGTGCTATCAAAGACTGGAGCAGATGCTAAGGAGATGTTCATCAATAAGATTGTTCCAATAGTTAGGAACTACCCATTCTTCTTCAAGCCAATCCAAGACGGTATGGACAATCCAAAAATGGAGTTATCGTTCAGGGTTCCAGCTAAAAAGATTACGAAGAAAAATATGTCAGACAGTGATGATGATAACATCTCTGGTCTTGATACTACAATAGATTGGTTAAATACAGCAGATAACTCTTATGATGGTCAGAAGCTTTTAAATTTAGTTCATGATGAGAGTGGTAAATGGCTTGCTCCAAATAACATCTTAAACAATTGGCGTGTAACAAAGACTTGTCTTCGTTTGGGTAGTCGCATAGTTGGAAAGTGCATGATGGGATCTACTGTTAACGCACTAGCAAAAGGTGGTCAGAACTTCAAAGATTTATATTCTGATTCTGATCCACATAAGAGGAATGCCAACGGACAGACTAAAAGTGGTCTGTATTCTTTGTTTATACCAATGGAGTATAATATGGAGGGTTTTATAGATGAATATGGTCATGCGGTTATAGATGATCCAGAAAAGCCAGTGATGGGAATAGACGGAAGAGAGATACGAGTAGGTGCTGTTACATATTGGCAAAACGAAGTAGATGCATTGAAGAGTGACTCTGATGCATTGAATGAGTTCTATCGTCAGTATCCAAGGACTGAATCACATGCATTTAGAGATGAATCAAAGCAGTCTTTGTTTAACCTAACAAAGATCTATCAGCAGATAGATTATAATGACTCCTTGATAAAAGATAGAGTTCTCACTAGAGGATCATTCCATTGGAAAAATGGAATAAAGGATTCTGAGGTTGTTTGGACTCCAGAAAAGAATGGAAGGTTTTTAGTATCATGGATACCGCCTGAAAGACTTCAGAATAAGTTCATAATGAAGAATGGAAAAAAGTATCCTGCAAATGAAGAGTTAGGTGCTTTTGGATGTGACCCTTATGACATATCTGGCGTTGTTGGAGGAGGAGGATCTAATGGCGCGCTTCATGGACTTACAGCAACAGCACTTGATCAAGATGTTCCTTCCAATATGTTTTTCCTGGAGTATGTAGCTCGGCCTCAGACAGCCGATATATTCTTTGAAGAAGTACTTATGGCTTGTATGTTTTATGGGATGCCAGTTTTAGCTGAGAACAATAAGGCAAGAATGTTGTATCACTTCAAGAATAGAGGGTACAGAGGATATGCCATGAATAGACCAGATAAGCATATCAATCAACTTAGTAAAACAGAAATTGAAATAGGAGGAATACCTAATACATCTGAAGATATAAAACAAACCCACGCTGCATGTATTGAGTCTTATATAGAACAATACGTAGGATTTGATATAGAGAGTACGTACAGAGATCCTGAAGAGATTGGAAACATGTATTTTATAAGAACTCTTGAGGATTGGGCTAGATACGATATTAATAACCGAACTAAATTTGATGCTTCTATTAGTTCTGGTCTCGCAATAATGGCAACAAGAAGGCATATGTTTAAGACAGAGCCTAAAAAATCGAAAATTATGCTTAACTTTGCGAGATATGACAATAGAGGTTCTAGTAGTCAGATAATTCAATAAATGGATAAACCAACAGTTATAATTAGTAATAACGCATTCCCAGATCAGCTTGCATCAGATGCTGAAAAAGCTACGCAAGAATATGGCTTAAGAGTGGGGAAGGCTTTAGAATCTGAATGGTTCAAAAGAAAAGGAGGCAGTTGTAGGTACTACGATCAATTCGGTAATTTCCATAGATTAAGATTATATGCAAGAGGGCAGCAGCCTATTGCTAAATATAAAAACGAATTATCTGTAGATGGTGATTTATCTTACATGAACCTAAACTGGGAGATTGTTCCTATCATACCAAAGTTTGTTGACATCGTTGTTAATGGAATGTCAGATAGGCTTTACAAGATAAAAGCCGAGGCACAGGACGTAATGTCTGCTGAGAAAAAGAATCTGTTCCAGGATATGGTAGAGGCCGATATGGTTTCTAAAGATTTGCTTTTAAAAGCTAAGAATGAATTAGGAGTTAATGCATTTAATGTAGATCCATCTGAACTTCCTGAGAATGATGAGGAGTTGGCATTGTATATGAATCTAAAGTACAAGCCATCTGTAGAAATTGCAGAAGAAATTGCTATTGATACTATCTTAAATATGAATGATTTTTCAACTACTAAAAAAATGGTTGATAGAGATCAGACAGAGATAGGCATGGGTGCAGTTAAACATGAGTTTGTAAAAGGTAAAGGAGTTAGTGTAGATTATGTAGATCCAGCAAATCTTATCTGGAGCTATACTGAAAAACCTGACTTTTCTGATTGTTATTATTTTGGAGAAATAAAACAAGTTCATTATACAGAGCTTAGAAAAATAAAGCCTGAAATTACTGACGAAGAATTGCAGGAAATAAAAGATCAAGGATCTGCGTGGTATAGTGCATTTCCTGTTATTTATAAATATCAAGATGACTTATTCTCAAATGAATTAGTCACACTCATATATTTCAATTACAAGACTGACAAGAAATTCGTATACAAGAAAAAGAAACTTGACAACGGAGGAGAAAGAGTAATTAGAAAAGATGAGACATTCAATCCAGACGATAGCGAGTATTTCGAAAGAGTAGATATATTTAAAGAGGTTTGGTACGAAGGTGTTCTTGTTGCAGGTAGCAACATACTTCTTAAATGGGAGATGTGCAAGAATATGGTTCGACCTAAATCTGCAACAAATAGGGCTCTTCCTAATTACGTATTGTTTGCACCTAGAATGTATAAAGGTCAAATTGATTCTTTGGTAAAAAGAATGATTCCTTTCGCTGACCAAGTTCAGTTAATACATTTGAAATTACAGCAAGTACAATCTAGAGTTGTTCCTGATGGTGTATTTATAGACGCTGATGGTATTAATGAAGTAGATCTTGGAACTGGCGCAGCATATAATCCTGAGGATGCACTTAGATTATATTTCCAAACAGGATCTGTTATTGGTCGTTCATACACGGGCGACGGAGAATTTAACAATGCTCGTGTTCCAATTCAAGAGCTATCCACTAATTCAGGACAGTCTAAAATAGCTGCATTAATTGGAAGTTATAATCACTATCTAAATATGATTAGAGATGTGACGGGACTTAACGAAGCAAGAGATGGATCCACACCTAGTCCTGATGCATTAGTTGGAATACAAAAGCTTGCTGCATTAAATAGCAACACTGCTACTCGCCACGTACTTGAAGCAGGGCTTACTATGGTTAAAAGACTTGCTGAATGTATAACTGTACGTCTATCTGATATTCTTGAGTATTCTCCATATAAAGAACAATTTGCAATGCAGATTGGAAAATACAATATGACAATACTTAAGGATGTAAGAGATTTATATCTTCATGACTTTGGTATTTTCATTGAACTTGATCCAGATGAGGACGAGAAAGAAATGCTAGAGAGAAACATTCAGATAGCATTACAGAGAGACGCTATTGATCTTGAGGACGCTATTGACATTCGAAATGTTAAAAATATAAAGGTAGCTAACGAATTACTAAAAGTTAAACGTAAGCGTAAACTTGCAGCACAACAACAGCGAGAAGATCAGGTTGCACAAATGCAGGCAAACAATAATGCCATGTCTCAACAAGCTGCCGCTGATGCTGCTATTCAGAAAGTTCAGGCAGAAGCTCAAGTTAAGTCTCAAGTTAAGCAAGCAGAAGTTGCTGCTGAAATGGAGAAGATGAAACTTGAGGCTGAATTAAAAAGACAGTTGATGGATATTGAATTCCAATACAACATGCAACTAAAGGGACTTGATGCTAATAGTCTTCAGAAAAGAGAAAATGATAAAGAGAAAGCTAAAGATAAACGTGTAGATCTTCAGGCGACTCGTCAGTCAGAGCTTATTGAACAGAGACAGAAACAACTTCCAGCAAAGAATTTTGAATCTACAGAAGATTCGCTAGATGGATTTGATTTAGAATCATTTGGACCTAAGTAAATAGATATGAGAAAGAATAAATTAAAAGTAACTCCTTATGTATCAGCATTGGCATCTCCATCTACTGGGTACGATGTTAGTTATGGTGCTACAGCTAAAAAGGGGCCAGTATCTGTATCTGTATCTAGCTCTAAAGGAACTGGGTATTCATCAGAAACAAATGTTGATTTAAATGTATCAATACCAATAACCAAAAAAGTTAAAGGTAAAGGTAAATTGAAATTATGAAAAAAGGACTATACGCAAATATTCACGCCAAGCAAGAACGTATTAAAGCTGGTTCTGGAGAGACCATGAGAAAGCCAGGCACTAAAGGTGCACCAACTGCAAATGCATTTAAGAAGGCAGCTAAAACAGCTAAGAAGAAATAATGGCAGCAAGTAAAGATCCACGATTAGCAAAAGCTGGAGTAAGCGGATATAATCAGCCAAAAAGAACTCCAAGTCATCCTACAAAATCACATGTTGTTGTGGCTAAAGTTGGTGATGTTATTAAGACAATACGTTTTGGTCAACAAGGAGTAAAAACCAATCAAACTGTTGGCCAGAGAAAAGCATTTGAAAGCAGACATGCTAAGAATATAGCAAAAGGAAAAATGTCCGCAGCATGGTGGGCTGATAAAGTTAAATGGTCTCCGAGTAAAACTGCATCACCAAGTAAGAAATGGGTAAAGGGATCATGAAGACTGTATCAATACAAGGAGTCAAGCATTCAGTCAAGAAAAATAAAAAAGGCGATATTGTTGTTGAGCATACCAATATCAACAATGGCAAGTACGACAAAATAAACTTAACTAAAAAAGCCAAAGTAAAGACTGTATCTGAAGGAGTTAAGGCTACTAAGAAATGGCATAAAGACAATCCATATGAGAAGCATAAAAATACCAAAGCCTAAAAAGTTACCAGTTGGTAAGTTACCAAAGAGTAAGACGCCAAAGAAAACACCTAAGGCTCCGAAGCCTAAAAAAATGTGATATTGTTTTTTTAGTTAATTTTGTAAC